CTTGAGGGAATTTCTCTTGATTTAGGTATTGAGGATAGGGTCTTCTGTAAGTATCTCTGTGATTGGGCAGATATTATTCGCAAGACCTTTTATGATGGTGGTATTGAGGATGTTATCAGTACAAGACGTCTTGTCCATATCATTCGTGCTTATAGTATTTTCCAGGACAAGTCAAAGGCAATCCAAGTCTGCATTAATCGCTTTGATGATGAAACTAAGGCATCCTTCCTGGAACTATATGACAAAGTAGATGCTGACTTTGAGATTAAACTTGATGAAGAAGCACTAAAAAACTTTGACATTACAGGAACTCTTTGATATAATATTGAAGGATTATTATGACTGAGCACATGCCTGTTGACCAAGCAAGTCAAGATGATTACAGAGATTTTTGGGGAACAAATGATGTCATTAATTCTACCTCAGGAGTTGACCAAATTAATCTCAATTCATATGACTCTGACTACATTACTTTACATTCGCCAGACTTTATTGAACTTAATATGGAACCAAAAAGCAAAAAATATAAGTACAGTGAGGAAACAATCCTCAAGGAGTTGACTGAATATATTTCTAATACATATCGTCAGCATTATTCTGCTGGCAATGACAATATCCAAACACTGGATCTGATTGAGGCATGTGGTGATGGTGAGGCATTTTGTCGCAGCAACATTCTCAAGTATGCATCTCGTTATGATAGAAAAGGAACATCTAGACGTGACATCCTGAAGATTCTGCACTATGCTGTTCTTCTGCTACACTTTAATGACAAGAATGCCCAACGTGAAACCTATCCTCAGTGACATGAAACTGAAATCTACAACTATGAAACTGTCTGAAACTACTGTAAACCTTCTGAAGAACTTCTCTTCCATTAATCAATCTATTTTGTTCAAGCAGGGCAACAAACTGCGTTCTATCTCAGTAATGAAAAACATCTTGGTTGAAGCAAATGTATCTGAAGACTTTCCTAAGGACTTTGGAATTTATGATCTAAACCAATTTCTTAATGGTCTTTCTCTGCACCAGAGTGCAGACCTAGATTTCACTCATGAAAAGTATGTTGTTATCAAGGAAGGTAAGATGCGTTCTAAGTACTTCTTTGCTGACCCTACTGTAATTGTTGCACCCCCTGAAAAAGAAATTGCACTCCCTACTGAAGATGTATGTTTTCTTCTGACCAGTCAGCAACTGGAGAAACTTAAGAAAGCAGCATCTGTTTATCAACTTCCTGATATCTCTGCTATTGGTGAGAATGGTGTAGTCAAATTAGTTGCACGTGATAAGAAGAATGATACTTCTAATGACTTCTCAATCATTGTTGGAGAAACCTCTGATAATTTTGTATTCAACTTCAAAGAAGAGAACTTGAAGATTGTTCCAGGAACATATGATGTTGTAGTGTCTTCTAAACTCCTGTCTCGTTTTACTAATCAGAACATTGATGTGACCTATTACATTGCTCTTGAACCTGATAGCAATTTTGGTTGATGAGAAACTGGTACTTTGTCTATAATAACCTTCCTGATACTGAGAAAGACAAGATTGCTATTCTCAGGGTAATGGAGTGTACTAATGGTGTTATTCAACATGCATTTAGAGATAATGCTGAACATGCTCTTCCTCTTGATGAGACAAGAGCAGCAATGAAGTTCAGCATGTCTTGCATGAAGAATATGGAAATTCCTCTCAAGGAAGAAACAATCACCTTTGAACCTGAGACTCAAGAGTTGATGAAGGAGGCAAGAAGACTTTATGTGAGTGGAGTCAAGCAGGGCAATGCTGAAGACTTTGAGGAATTCATGGAGATTTCTAAGGCAACAGCAAAGTCCTGTGGTATAGTAAGGTTGGTGAAAGCAAAGCAGATCCTAGAGGAAAATGTTGATGCTATCCCATCCAGCACATTAAATTGGGGGTTATCATACTTATGTCAGTTTCTAGACTAAAGACTCCATTTGATGTTACTATGAGAGTTGTAGGTAGTGCTCTTGTGATCACTGCCTATTTTATTGTCCTTCATGTGAGTGTTCCTGTAGGAGTAGTTCTTCATTTTTTTGCAGATCTCATTTCAGTTCCTTACTTTATTAGGACAAAATCTTGGGATGTAGTTATAATGCTAACATTCCTATTGATGATATCATTATCTAAATTGCTATGAATATCTTTGTAACTTCATCTGATCCTTGGGAGTCTGCTCAAGTTTTACCTGACAAGCATATTGTCAAGATGCCATTAGAGACCTGTCAGATGCTTGCTATTGTATGCTCTGACAAATGGGGTCATGGGTTTGGCACTCTTCCTAAAGCAGATGGAACTCCATACACAACTGAGAAGGGTGCATTTCGTAATCACCCTTGCACTATTTGGGCTAATGAGTTTGTAATGAACTGGCAGTGGCTCCTACATCATGGATTTGGTCTCTGTCAAGAATATGCATCAAGGTATGGAAAGGTGCATACTTGTTTCAATACTTTATTAGTTGCAAGGGAAATACTCCCTACTGGAGACCCTACAGGTAGGTCTGGTAAAGATACTACACCCTTTGTCAGAGCAATGCCTGATGAGTTCAAACTAGATGATAGCATCTCAACCTTTGATGCATACAAAATGTACATTGGATCTAAACCATGGGTGAAAGATAACTATCTTCGCCTTCCACATCGTAAACCTGAATGGGTATGACTGAAATCTTAAAAGGAAAAGTAAAAACAGTTTATTCGACTGATGACCACCAAGAGGTGTTGATTCAGTATGAAGATTGTGTAACTGCTGGTAATGGTCAGATGATTGATTACCCAAAAGGAAAGGGTACTATCTGTTGTCTTATGTCAGCAATGTTGTTTGAGTATCTGGAGAGGAACTCAATCAGAACTCACTTTATTGACTGTCCTTCATTAGATACCATGAAGTGTAAGAAACTGGAGATTGTTCCTGTAGAAGTTATCTGCAGAAACATTGCAGCAGGTTCTATTGTGAGAACCACCAATCTCAAAGAAGGTATGGTTATTCAACCACCTATTGTTGAATTTTTTCTCAAAGACGACACAAAGAATGATCCACTCCTCACACCAGATCGTGTGAGGTTGATGGGTATTAATACACAACCATTGATTGAGAAAACACTTGACATTAATGGGTTACTTCAACAACTCTTCTTGATGTGTGGTGTTGATCTAGTTGACTTTAAACTAGAGTTTGGGTATGACGCCCATGGTGATCTCTATGTTGCTGATGAACTCTCACCAGATAACATGAGGTTGTGGAGTAGGGGAAAAGGAGAAAGATTTGATAAGGACTTGTTCCGTAAGGGAGAAGGTGATATAGTAGAAGCCTACAAGATTATTCTGACAAAACTGAGACAATTTGTATGAGTCGTAATGAGTTTATTTGGGTAGAGAAGTATCGCCCAAAAACAATTGAGGAATGTATTCTTCCAGAGAGTACAAAGAAAACATTCAAAGATTTCTTAGCAAAGGGTGAGGTTCCAAATCTTCTTCTTTCTGGACCTCCAGGATGTGGTAAGACTACAGTAGCAAAAGCATTATGTCAGGAACTAGGAGCAGATTATTATGTCATCAATGGGTCAGATGAGGGGAGATTTCTTGATACAGTCAGGAACAACGCCAAGAACTTCGCTTCAACTGTATCGTTATCTTCTGAGGCAAAACACAAAGTCATCATCATTGATGAGGCTGACAACACCACCCCAGATGTACAACTCTGCCTTAGGGCGTTTACAGAGGAGTTTATTAGCAACTGCAGGTTCATCTTCACCTGCAATTACAAAAATAAAATCATTCAACCTCTCCACTCTAGATGCTCCGTCGTTGACTTCTCTATCAGAGGTAAAGAAAGACAAGAACTTGCAGCGAAGTTTTTCAACCGTCTCAGGTCTATACTTGAGAAAGAAGTTGTGGAATATGATCCAAAAGTTTTAGTAGAACTTATTCAAAAACACTTTCCTGATTGGAGACGTGTTCTCAATGAGTTGCAGAGATACTCAGTTAGTGGTAAAATAGATAGTGGTATCCTTGCAACCTTCAGCAATGTAAAGACAGATGATCTTTTCAAAACTCTCAAAGGTAAAGACTATTCTCAGGTCAGAAAGTGGGTCGTTGATAATCTGGACAACGATCCTACTGTACTTTTGCGCAGCATTTACGATGCTCTTTATATACACTTGGCAGGTCCTGGGATTGCTGCTGCTGTGCTTATTATTGCTAAGTATCAGTATCAAAGTTCTTTCGTCGCAGACCAAGAAATAAATATGCTTGCCTGTCTAACTGAGATCATGGTGGAGTGTGAGTTTAAGTAGTATGGATGTTCCAGAGGCACCAGTTGGTTCTAAAGTTGATAAGTGGGGGTTTACAATTAAACCAACTATTACTGATGATGAATTGATTTTGATTTGTCTGAATAATGCCCCTTGTGGTACTGACAGAAAACAAGTGAACAAAGTTATTAAATTGTATGAAACTAGAGGTAATTAAATGAATGTAAAAGTATTGCGTATGAATACTGGTGAAGAGGTCATCTTCACTT